GTAGAGATTACGGAGGTTTGAAAATGAGGAAGAAATCAGAATTAGGAAAATCGCAGACAGAGGATGTGTTGAGGTTCATGAGAGAAGAAGGCTCTATTACAAGCATGGATGCCATAAGAGAGTTTGGGGCAACAAGGTTATCAGCAATCATATTTTCGCTAAGAGAGCAGGGATATGATATTGAGACCCATATGGAGGTCAGAAAGAACAGATATGGGCATACTGTTGAATATGCAAGATATATTTTGAATGATTAGCCTTTTGAGGTGTCTAGGAGGCTCGAAAATCGATTTTTATTAAAAAGAGGTATAAATTATCGTATAAGAAAAAAGGAGGCTTAAAATGGCAAATAGAAGCTATGGTTACAAAAACATTAAAAGTGAAAGTGGAGAATTTTCCTGCCATATCAAGAAAACAATAAATGATAAGTTGGATATATATTGCAGAGTCAATGGGATTAACAAAACAATGTATGTAAATTAGCTTGTTGAAAACGATATGGAAGAAAAGTTTAAAAGATTAAAGGAGGCAAATAATGAATAAAGTAATTTTACTTGGAAGACTCACAAGAAATCCAGAGGTGCGCTATACTAGCGGAAAGGATAATACACAGTTATGCATCGCAAGGTATACTCTGGCGATTGATAGAAGATTTAAGACAGAAGGTCAACCATCAGCAGATTTTATAAACTGTGTTGCTATGGGTAAACTTGGAGAGTTTGCAGAAAAGTATCTGAAGCAGGGAACAAAGATAGCTGTTACAGGAAGGATTCAGACAGGCTCTTATACAAACAAGGATGGACAGAAGGTTTATACAACTGATGTAATGATAGAGGAGCAGGAGTTTGCTGAATCAAAGAAGTCTGATAATGCACAGCCAGAACCTTCAGAAAGTGCAAATGATGGTTTTATGAATATTCCAGAAGGCATTGAGGCAGAACTCCCCTTCAAATAGTAGTTGATGTTTTGCATAAAATGATGTATAATCATGTATTAGAGGGTAACCTCTGTTTAGAAAAATAGGTTGGCTGAGTTGTTGCGGAATTCGGCTATTGATACCTCATAACTTGGCTAACCACAGCTTGTATGATTGAATACCGCAACTATTCTTTCGTACAGGCTGATTTTTTTACAAGGAGAACAAAATGGCAGAGAGAAGAATGTTTGCAAAGACCATAATTGATAGTGATGCATTTCTGGATATGCCACTTTCAACACAGGCTTTATATTTTCATCTGAGCATGAGAGCAGATGATGAGGGATTCATCAATAATCCAAAAAAAATACAAAGGATGATTGGGGCATCTGATGATGATATGAAGGTGCTTATTGCCAAGAGTTTTATCATTCCATTTGAATCTGGAATAGTAGTTATTAAGCATTGGAAGATACATAATTATATTCGAGGGGATAGGATTAAACACACAGTTTATTCTGAAGAAAGACAACTTTTGGATATCAAGGATAATGGAGCTTATACATATGTGGCAGACATATGTCAGACAGATGACAGTCAAATGTCAGTCAAATGTCAGCATAGGTTAGGTAAGGATAGTATAGGTAAGGTTAGGGAAGGTAAGGATAGTATAGAGAGTAAGGCAAAATCGACTCGATTTGTGCCACCTACACTTGAACAGGTACAGGATTATTGCAGAGAAAGAGGAAATGACGTAGATGCACAGCGATTTATAGATTTCTATGAATCAAAAGGATGGATGGTAGGCAAGAACAAGATGAAGGATTGGAAAGCCTGTGTAAGAACATGGGAAAGAGGTAGCAAGAAATCTGAATCACCTAAAAATATTGATAAGCTTAAGGCATTAGAGGATTATTACTTGCAGGAGGGAGTGGAATGATAGTTATATTATTAGCCTTAATGATAAATATGAGAAAACCTGTAGAGATGAATGATGATTTAAGCAAGTTATATGCAGTTATAGAGGATGCAGAACCATCCATAAGTACCCCTTCTGATGCGCTAGAAGCCTCATATAGCGATTTGAATGAAAAAGGCGAGGAAATATCCACAGAAGAAATAAAAGGCTCTTATTTAGGCAAATATGAGTTGACAGCATATATTGCAACAGGGAATCCATGTGCAGATGGTGTTTATCCATCGGCAGGGTGGACAGTAGCAAGCAATGATTCAAGACTATGGCATCATAAGATACGAATTGAAGGATATGGAGAGTATTATGTACATGATACAGGAGGAATGGCAACCAACGTAATTGATATATTTGTAAATACCTACGATGAGGCAATTCAGTTCGGAAGGCAATATGGAGAAGTTTATTTGATAGACTAGGAGGGGCATATGAAAAAAGCAAAGTTCAGCAAGAGGAAGTGTTTAAGATGCAAATATCATGGCATCGGCTGTGGAGGATACACCACCATCAAGAATGGTAAATCGGTGCAGGTGTACTGCAACTATTCGGTCACAGAAGATACCTGCCTCAAGTTAGTAGATGGAAAAGTGATAGACCAGAGGGGCGATGATTACTATAACTGTAAGCTGTTTTCGGAAGGGAGACCAGAGAATGAACAAGATTACTAATCTATCAAAGCAAGAAATAATTACGATGTATAAGACAGCTAAAAATAAAGAGGAGCAGATACCGATATTAGCAGACTTAACAGCATCGGATGTTGATACCATTCTGGAAATATTAAAGGATGCAAAGGTATTCAATGGTGCATATAGCACCTGTAGTAGATGCGGAAAGCAGTATCCAACAATATCACATCATAATCCTACAAAAAGATGCGCTGAATGCAGGAAGTTAGCATCAAGGATATCAAAAATAAAGTTCCAGATAAAGAAGAACAATTCGAAAATACAGGAAATTCAGAGAAGTAGTGCAAAGTACAGAGAGGAATTGGACAAGCTAGAAGCTGAATGGGAGGTGTAAACATGAGAGATTGCAAAACCTGTAAATACTATGTATTGCAGAAAAATAAAAATATATATAGCTGTGAAAAATGGGAGTGTGAATACGAGCAGAAACTAACTCCAAGAGAGTGGCTTTCCACATTCAATACGGAATCAGCCACAGAGTGCTACACAGCGGTTCAGAGATTAAAAGCGGAGGTAGACGAATGACATTAAGTGAATTATTAAGTAAAGCGGAGTATTACTCTTTGATTACGGATGAAGAATATAAGGAATTAAAGAAACAGATTCAGCCTTGCGATGATTGTATCAGCAGAAAAGCACTTATTAATGAACTGAAATTGGGGTATTTCAATAAGGACTTACAAGAAGGAAAGAATGACCCTTGTGTAATAGATGCAATGATTGATTGGGCAATACGAACATCCAAGCGTTTGCCATCCGTCACACCTTCAAATGATGCCATCAAAGAAGCTTATATAAAAGGATATGACTATGGTGTCAAGGATTGGTTCAAGAGTAACGCAGAATCTTGCGAGGATTGTATCAGCAGAGAGGAAGCGTTAGAAATGCTAGGAGATGTTCCAGAGAATTGGACTGATACGGAAAAGGAAATTCAAGAAGTAAATGATTATAGATGGTTTAAATCTATTCTTGAAGAATTACCATCCGTCACACCACAGCAGAGGGTAGGGCGGTGGATATTAGAGGAAGTTAAGGATGAAGATGGTAGACCTTATGATATTAAATATTTTTGTTCTGAATGCCAAGCCGAAAGACCACCTATATGGGATGACTATTGCGGTGCGTGTGGTGCAAAAATGGAGGTAGAAGGATGACAATAAAAGAAATTATAGATGGATTGAAGTTTACAGTTGATATGTTTCTGTTTAACCCAACAACAGGAGAAACATATAAAGAGCCACGGAATGATATGGATAAAACTACCATTGATGCGTGTAATGGTGCAATAGAATTATTAGAGCAGACAAGGTGGATTCCTGTTAGTGAGAGGTTGCCCGAAGAAGATGGAATGTATCTTATAAGCACTTGTATGAATTGTATTGATACTTGTTTGTTTTACAAAGATGATGATGGGTATTTATGGGTAGATTATGAGGAATCAGTAATCGCATGGATGCCACTACCATCAAGTTATCAAGGAGAATGATATGGGAAAGGTAAAAGCGGAGAAAGTGAGGAATGAACATGGATAGGGAGAGATATATATTCGAAGAATATATAAAAATGCAAGTTAATAAGCAAGTTAATGATATGTTTGATAAGATAAGAACCGAGATACTACAAATGCCGACAATATCCTTAAATGCGAATGATATATACAAGGCTGATGTATTAGCAATTCTTGACAAGTACAAGACAGAAAGTGAGAGTGAATAATGAATGAAGTTTATATCACTAGAGTACACAAGATAACAGAAAAAGATAAACTAACCATAAAAGAAGCTAAAGAACGGTTAAAAAAGTGTCCTATCTGTGGTGCAAAAGCCTATATAAGCAAAGATATTGTAGATGGATTTTATTTCGGATGGAGTGTAGGTTGTCCGAGGTTTCGCCTTAATGATGGCATACATGGGATAGATGAAAATACACCAACAGAAAAGCACTTATCAATTATGAATCTTGATTCAGCTAAAGAGTGTGTAGAAAGATGGAACAAGAAAGTTGCTAATTATTTTAAGGAGGGTGAAGAATGACAGTAAGAGAATTGTTGGAGTGTTGCACAAGCCCTGTCTGGATTACTCTTGATGAAGACAGTCGCAACGGCGACTTGGAAATATTAGTTGAAAAT